TATGATTCGCTAAATAATAATCCACTGGCAAGACTTATTGTATGTCTTCCATCATCTGCATCTTTACCAGACGGCAAATTCCAAGACTCAATTACTCTTACTAAATTATTGTTTGTCTTGTTTGAACCGATAAAATCCGCTTCATTACTATTATTTGCTGAATCTATCATTATTTGATGTTTTGCATCTGGAAATGCCGATTTTAACACATCTTTATGAATTTGTTTAACTTGGTGAATTTGACGTGGTTCAGAATAAAATGATTCAATATCATCAACTTTAATTTCTTCAATAAATACACGTTCGCATTTAATATTTCCATCTTCAATAAAAAATTTTAACGCTCCTGTTCCAAAAATACAAGAGTCTAAAAAAGCTTTTGCGGCTTTTTCGTATAATTTTGTACAGCTAAAAACTCCTTCAACAAACTTAGTAAGCTTTTTAGCTTTTTGTTGAAGAGTCCAATTACCGTTAGAAGTTAGGAATGTGGGACGAGGTTTATTTTTTGTAATTTTGGAAACAACAGTGTCTACTAAAGATTGTACAACATTTAGAGTAACTTTGTGAGATAATGAGGTTGAGGAGCGATTATAAGAGAATGCGTCAAGCCCGAGTATGTCGTAGTTTCCATAAAGTCTAGCAAATTTTAAATTTTCTGTACTACGATATGATTGTTCATTATCTAAATGTCTAACATATGCGAACACTTCTTTTGGAAGATCGTTATCATTTGCCTTATGCCATTTTGAGCCATCTCTTTCTTTAAAATCGTCGTGCATTTAATGCCTTTATATGTTAGAGGAGTGGAATAATAACTCTTCGTCTTCTTCTATTTGTTGTTTGGTTTCTAATCGGTCTATTTCTATGTTTTGATCAAGAGTTTCTAAGTTTGCTTCATTATAAGCATCGATAAAAGCTAGGTCAGATAATTCAAACTGCATATTATCTAGTTTTACACTTTTTACCTTATTTTCTCTACACCAAATTAAGAATGACTTTATATCTTGTATTGAACTAAACATAATTATCCTTTGTTTATTTGTTATTAAGTAGTTGGAAGACTGTGTAGCACTTTATTATTCTGTTATTATTGTATTTTTAGGTACTTATATTATATATTAAGTAGCAAAACTTGTCAATAGTTATATTTTGTATAGGTCAATTATAGATTCTAGCTCACTTATATCATCTTCAAAAGCTTGTTCTAGCTCATAGGACTCGGGATCATCATTTTTTCTTTTGATAGCATCTGCTTCTTTAGCTTCTAACTCTTCCATATACTTATCACTTGCGAATTTTGGACCAAAAACTGGCTTTTCAGACAAATAATGCTTTGCTTCTCTCCATGCATATAGCACTGCGTCACATATGTCGGAGTGGTAAGTGTCTGAAATTCTTGGACGTTCTGGATTTTTAACCCGTGACTCTTTGTCCCATTGAACTAACATACAATCTTCACGAAATAATGAGCCTTGAAACGATAAAAACTTTCCAGTACGTAAATCATCATTTAATAATTCAATAAATTCAACTTTCCTATGCTTTTCGGCTGCGATCATGTTGATACCATGTCTAAACCTAATCTCTTCTTGAATTTTTAGTCCTAATGCTCCTGCGTCCATTACAATGCGCACAGGATTATACGTATCTTTCATTATTTGAATCTGGTTAACTAAATCTGTAATATTTTGCTTATTTTTAACAAACTCATCGACTAGATAAACTTTTTTGTGATGTGAGTTGTAGCCAATTACACAAATTGCATCAGAATCATTATATCCAATATCAACTCCCATTATATAAGTCCACAATCCTTCTTCAGGAGTGGTTTCATAAATGTTTTTCTTGGAGTCAAATTTAAATACTAAAGAATCTAAGTCTTCTATCCATTGACCATACGTTTCTCTGATATAAGATGGATCAGATGCTTCAATTCCTCTAACAATTCTTTCTTCCGTTAAAGTTTCTTCTAAATCTTTTTCTGGCGGATTATGCATATGAGGATTTTGGAATGCCGTCCAGTGAAAATTTTCCCAATTAGCTGATGTGGCATATTCGTAAAATGCCCCAGCCTTAACAGGACCTGGAGTACCAGTTAAGTACAATTCACCTCTTAAGTCTCTTAGACATGGAAGTATGATGTCGTTTATTAACTCTTTGATGTAACTTCTAAATGACTGACATTCGTCGATGTAGCACTTGCGTAACTTTTTTCCTCTGTGTTTCTCAATTTCAGTTCTGTCTTTAGCTCCTGAAATTTCTATAATACTGCGAGTGTCTAGAAACTTTATAGTTAGAGCCTTGTCATTCGTTTTAACATTAAGTTTATGCTCGTCAATAATACGTAATAAATCGTTCCAAATAATTGCTCTTGCGGCGTGTTGAGTAATGGTTAGATAGAGTAGGTTAACGTCTTTTTCAGTATTGGCGGTGTGAAGCATGTCTGCTGCAATAGCCACTGTATTGTGACCTATCAATCCGTTTGCGTCTAAAAATAAATGGGAGTCATTATCTATAGTTATATCATAACATTGAGCTTGCCTAAAGTTCGTAATCTTGAAAGCAGTACAGTCCGTTTGAGTATTACGTTCGTTAAGGTGTTCATACTCAGGTTTCCACATTTTTCTACTTACTACAGTAGGCAATTCTCTAAGTATTCTCTTACTAAACTTATTTTTAGAGATTACTAGATTATATACAGGTCCTTTTTTATATTTTTCTCTATTATCTATTCTAATCTGAGGCATAAATTGAAATAGATCAAGTATTAATAGTTGAATTGTATCTATAACTATTTTAGATTGCATACTTAGTCTAATTGCTAATCTTCCATCCTTATATAGACTTACAGATCCATCAGTATCTATTAAGCCTGCAATAAATTCTAATTGAGATTTTCTATTCCATAGACGTATTTCTTTAATATCACATATTTTTTCATTAGAGTATCTAGATCTGCACCATTGATTATAAAATTTTAGCTTTTCATCAGTATGTTTTAATCCTTTTATTCTCCACGAAAAATTTAAAGGATTAGAGATGTAAGAATCTCCTTCTAGTACTTTACATACTTTATGTATTATGGCTTCATCACTACCAGATATTACAACGCCAGAATCTCTACTGCATCCATCTCCAAGTAATGCTCCTATGGCATAAGCCTCTTTTACATCTACCTTTCCTCCTGGGATTGGAAAATATTCTTCGGCTATGGAGTCTCTATCATTAAAGTTTTCTAAATGTTTAACCACTCTTTTCTGCTTGCTATACTTATTATGAGCCAGCCATCTATGATTTAGAGTTGATGTCGCAATTACTTGATTATGACATATTAAATCTACAACATCTTGAATGCCTTGATCGTGCAATGCCGTAACCTTACATGGTCTTACAATCCCATCCAAATCATACCCATATACAACGTCTCCTGGCTTTAGATGCTGAATTTGTACAGAGCCTGTAGGAGTTTTAACTAACGTTCCCTCTATTCTACATTTTCCAGCCCTACGACTACAAACAGCCGTTTTATATCGTTTTCGGCTTTTTCTAAACATTTCTCTTTGCTTGTCAAAACAAAAAGTTTCGATATTAAATTCTGGAACTTCAGCAATGGTTTTACGTCGGTTTAACTCCGCAAGTATGGCTTGTTTATGAATAATTTTATTATTAGTACTCATAATGAGCTACTATATAGTCCTATCGTCCAGGTCGTTTAATTTCAGAAGCTTTTACACCTTCTGGCTTAATAACTTTTTTAGAATTATTAATCTCTTCTGTACTTTTAGACTCAAGTCTTAAATATGAGACATTATGAAACGGTACAAATATACTATCGGTATCAGAACTTACTTGAATTCCACCTAATTCTGGATTAATTTCTATAGATCTGTTAACATTTCTAATGCTAGATTCTAGAGTTAGCCAAGATATTTGACTTCCATCTAATACTACTACGTTGATAAACTTTACACTAAATACTTTCATTATATACTCCTATTGTGTGATTAATTATTATTTTTTGGAACTAGAGGACATGCTGATCCTTCATATGGAATTGGACCAATAATAGTTCCTTCAAATTTTGTAATTTTTAAATTAATAAGTTCTGGAGAACATTTAACTTTTACTAATCTATCTGCATTGTTTAATTCTATAGCAGACTCTCCAAAAATCCACCACTCATTAATAATTTTTTGCTTATAGTCTTGTACAGTTATGCCAATTCTTTTAGAAATACGTAGTTCTATAGAATCTAACCACTCTTTAATATTTTTTAGTCTACTTTCTACTTCTCCATCATTTATTTGACCACTCAACGATATTTTAGCTCTATGAGCCATCATGACGCTATCACTCATTACTAAACGCTCTCCTTCGATTCCTTGTTGAATTGAGTGAGCTGCAGATGCTGCGAACATGACAATAGTTTTTACATTTGAAATATGATTTGCAAATCTTATAAACATTTCGGAGTCATATACGGAACCTCCTGGAGAGTTAATGACTACATAAAGTGGATATGTGTCTTTTCCTCTTTTTAGGTTAAGCTTCCACAACGCTTCTGATAAAGCGAAAATTGAAGCTTGGTTAACGTCTGAGTCTAGGGTTACGCAGTTGAGTGGCGTTAGTAGAACATTTCCTGTAAGGCGATCCGCTAAACCGCATGATATAGAAAATACAATACTTAATACAATTAATAACTTTTTCATTATTCAACATCCTTTGTGTCTTTCTGACTATGTTTTTCGTGAGCTGCTAATTCTAAAGCAGTCTTTTCTTGGTGTAGTTGTTTACAAATATTTTGAAGCTGTTGTATATCATAAGCATATTTAAAAATTAGATGAATTAGTTCAGATTTTGACTTAACTTTTAGAATTTTTTTAAGTTCTCTAAATATTTCAGCACCCTTTGGGACTGGTAAGGAAGCTTCGGAAGCTGGTTCAGACTTTGAATTTTCAACATTTGAAGTTAAATCATGTTCCGCTTCTAACGCCTT